ACCATTTACAAACCTTTATGCCTCTACCGCCATATCGTTCATAATTTATGCTTGTTTTTCTTTCACATCTGTTTCTCATTGAAACATAAATTTTGTAAATTCTTGTTTTGCTATAATTTTTTTCTAATTTCATAATGTCTATCTCTTTGTTTTTTCTTTTGTTTCTTCAAGTCCTTTAACGGCTAATCTATCTGCCATTTCGTTAAATAAATCTCCGTTATGTCCTTTTATCCAATTAAATTCTACTGTATTTATGCCGATTTCTCTTAAATACCATAATATTTTTTCCCATAATTGCCTGTTTGCAACTGCCTCTCCTTTTGAGTTTTTCCACCCATTCCGTTCCCACCGTGCGTACCATTTTTCCTGCATACATTTTACGATATATTTGCTATCGGAATAGATATAGAGCCTCTCAAAAATATCCATTGTGGTAAAGAAGAAAATCAAACCTTCTAAAACTGCCCTCAACTCCATACTGTTATTGGTTGCTCCTGCCTCTCCACCGTATCTGGTTATCTGTTTTCTGCAACCGCCATTTGTATCGTCATATCTGTCGCAAACAAATGCCCAACCACCTATTGAGTGGTCTGTACCGTTTCCTTGACACGCACCGTCAGTATAGATATAGGTATTCCCTTTATAGTGCGACATTCCATTTACCTCACGATTTTTCCACATCTGATATGGTTTTCTAACACAAAATTACGCATTAACAGTCTTTGCTCTGGTGTAACTTCTACCCAAAATTCAATTCGCTCTAATTTTGGTATTTCGTTTTCGTTTTTTGTTTCATCAGCCAACGCAGGCGGAATATCTTGCGGAGTTTCTGTACCTTCTGGTATATTTTCCTCTGGGATATTTTCAACCCCTCTTAAATCGCATTCTACATCGTCTGACGGAATTTCTAAAACTTCTGGTACAACTTCCTGTACCTGTGCCTGTTTTTGTTTTTCTTTTTCCGCCTCTAATTCTTGACGCAATCTCTCTGCCTCTTTTTCTGCCTCTATGCGTTTTGCCTTCTCTCTGTCAAATTCCATTTTGTTACGCATTACCGCACTCATATCAAAGCATTTAAGGTAAATATTTTTCAAAGGAATAACGAACTCATCATCAAAACTACTAATGATTTCTAAATCCGCAGTAATTTTTTTGAAAAATCCGTCAATCTCACCCTTAATCTTATTCATACTGTATGTTTGGTTTGTCCACTTCGGATTAAATACCTGTCTGATGTCAATATCTAACTCTGCCTGTGCCTTAACTTGATTGAAATACTCCGTAACTTCTGCCTGTTTTTGCTCTGCTTTTTTCTTTTCAATCTCTTTGATAGCATTGTCAATCTTAACTAAATGCTCATCAATCATCTTTTCTAATGCGTCTGTGTAATTTGCCTTCAAATCGTTGTACGGTTTTAACTGTGCGTTTCTTACCTCACTCAACCGTGCCTGCAAATCCTTTTTCATTGCGTTTAATTCCGCACGAGATTTCTTTGCCATTGACATATACTCCTCTGTTACGAGAAGATTGTCATACTTCTTTAACTCTGTTGCTAAATAGTTTTTTACATCTTCATAATTTACCTTATAGACCGCTATTGCGTTTGTTTCATTGGTAATTACGATTTCGGTTTCTTTTGTTTTTTCATCTGTCATTTTCATCATCTCCTATTTGTCATTTTATCGTTATTTTCTTACTTCTATTACCCAAGATAATGCGTCTATCCATTGCCATAATTTAATCTGGTCTAACTCTGACGCATTATCCTCATCGTCAAGTGCCTTTATTGCCCATTCTAATCGTTCCTTAATTTCATTTTCTGTCTTCATTACTTATCCTCTAAAATGGGAAATCATCTGCTACTGCCGTTGCCGTTGCGGTTTCTTTGGTTGTAGTCTTTACCGCATTATTGAAGAATTGCTCTGTTGCCTCTTTGATATTCTCAATCTCTGGGCATTTATTTTCTGCCTCTGCCTCTGGCTCAATATACTTCTCCTGCTCCTCTAATCCTTTACCGCCCAAAATGCGTAACCCATTATCAAGCATATCCGCTCCTGCCGTTACTCCTGCGTCAAATTTTGCAAATAGTTCTTCATCTGGGAAAAATCTCTCCATATAAAAACTCGGTTTGAAGTTTGGATTGTACCCGAAGTAATCGCAAGCACTTGCACCTGTTACCCACATTTGATACTGCATTTGTTTTACATATTTTGGATCTACCTTCCCCGATAAAATTAACTCCAAAAATACTTTATCATCGTGGTTTTTAATCTCTAACAAGATGTCTTCTTTGCCGTTTTCTGTTACCAAGCCGTCTGGTGAACACCCTACATATTTTCTGCTCGTTACTTCAACAAATCCGACTTCACGAACACTATTGCCTGTTTCAAATTCGTACACCATTCGTGCCTGTGCCTCGTAATCGTTACCCCTTTGCATAGCAGGATTTTTATACTTCCCTGTGTACTCATCATATTGCTGACTACTGTAATGCCCTGCCAATAACTCTGTGCATAAAGTTTCAAGACCTTTGCCGTTAGTGGCTATCTCACTTGCTTTGCTTGCCGTGAATTTCAAATCACGGATAGCGAACCATTCGGGAGTTCCCTGTACTATTTCATCTGTTGTGTAAATTTTAATATCTTCTCTCATAGTTACTTATTCTCCTCTGCTTTTTTGCTCTTTAACTCTGCCTGTCTTTTCTGTATATACTTCAAAAGGTCTGGTACTTTTGCACATTTTTCTTTATTATCGTTATAAAACTTGCGAAGTACTGCTAAATCATTGATTTCATCAATAGCACCTTTATCCTCTATGCTTATGCCCTGTGGGTTTTCAATATCATTCTCTGTTGCATTATCCGTTGCCAAAATATTCTGGTAAATATCTTGAAAGTGTAAACTACAAGCCGATTTAATAACCGTCTTTAAGCACATTGCTTTGTACCATTCCTTCCAAATTTTATCGGTTTTTGCAACTTTTCTACATTTTTCAATGTCCTGTTTGCCCATAGTCGTTACAAATTCACCCCTGCGGTTTTTGATAACACAATATCCGCCAATAATATCATCTTCCTTCTGGTCGAATGGATTTGCAATTTCGTGCGTATAAACTACCTTACCGCTCTGCTTTGCAAAGTGAAATACATCTCCTGCATACACTAATTGGTGGTCTATAATGCTCTCTGGATACTTGATTAAAAGCATATTTTTATATGCCTTATAATTGTAACTAATGCCTCTGTTATCAATAGTGATATTCTCACCGTCAATAAATAATCCGTCTTTTGCAACTTGCTTGAAAAGATACACGAGTTTATCTGCCTTCCAACTCTGTATCCAAGTGTTTACGATTTTCTGCTCTTTGTCTTTTTTGAGTAATAATCCTACGCAATATGTTGCATATTTTTCAACTACTTCTGTATCGTAGTCTTTAAGTGCCTGCGTAATCTCTGCTTTTTGAAATGTCATTTTTTCGTTCTCCTATCTTGTAATTGTCATTCATCATCTTTAATTGTAATCTTTGGGTATGTCATTTTCGGACACACCCAAAGACTTCTCTTTTTCATACGCACTATGCCTGTGGCATAGGTTTCAATCTGCCGTATTCATCAAAACACCCTGCACGGTCAAATTCGTTATATGCCTGCTCTGCCTCTAAAAATGCAGGAATATTAACTCCGCCTTCCAATGCCTGTTGTTTTTCAATGTCTTTTGTTGCAATAGCAATAAATTTTGCTTTGTTTCTGTTTCTGACTTCTGCGTAAAATTCGTTTTCCATAAGTTTTTCTCCTTCTTTTCTTGTAGTAAATTGCCAAAAATCTGTTTTTTGATAAGTCAATTATGCTCCTAAAAATAAAAAAAGTCAATAGTTTTTTTATATTTTTTTAATAATTTTTTTTAGCATACTCCAAATCTATCCAAATCAATATTTAACGAATACACGGCAAAATGTGTACTGCCAAATCTGCCCTTAATTTTTACATCTTCTGTTTTGATGTCGTATCCGTCTGCCTTCAATCCGTATATTCTGGCAGGCAAATTCGCAATACCTAACTCTGCTATTGCGTCAATATACTCTGACTTTGGTTGCCTGCTAAACAAATTTGTGCGGTTTTTCCGTAATTCCAAATACAATGGCAAATCTATCTGTGTAACTTTTTTGCCTTCTTTTAGCACCTTCAATAATCTTGCCTTCTGTGTTTGTTTGTCTTCATAACCTTTTTTCATCATCTTTTCATCTCCTCTTTTGTTGTTAGTTCATCATTTTTTGTACTATTTCTTTATTTTGCTCATTGCTTGTTACTGATAAAAATAACTGCAATATCTGTTCTTTTGTCATAGTTTCCGCAAATGCGTGAATAGTGCTTTTTATAAGATTGTTTTTATACTCAACATTTGCTATATACCTATCCTCTGCCTTCTTTTCATTTTGCATTTTCTGGTAATATTCCGTGTTATTGTCTTTATCGTATGTATCTCCTGTCATATTGATAAGATACTGAATTAACTTGCTTGCCTGCTCCTCATCAAGATGTTGTGAACTGCCGACACCATATTTATTCTCCAACAATTCTCGGTACACTTCTTTTTTTATGCCGTGTTTACTCAAAAGAGTATGTATTTTCTTTGTCTGCTCTGGTGTTATTCCGTACATTATTGCTCCTCTCCTGTTTT